TATCTAAGTCTATTGATGCATATTTCAACGGATTTATCTTTACCACCGTTTTTAGGATAATCTGGTCTCTATGGGCCCAGTTCCAAGTCCTGACGTCAGCATCATAATCTAATTTAACTGAAGCAGCTTGTTTCATTGTTAGCCCATTATGTTTCTGGGCCCAATACGCCACGTATAGCCTTGCATCTAACAAGATGTCCTTGTTCATCTATTACCTCTTAAACTCACGATAGCAAGGATGCATGTCTGGGTCAAGCTCTTTATGCGGTAAAGCTATATCGTATCTATATATTAATTTTTTGTGTGTTTAAACTAATATACTAAGTCTATCCAAGCTTGCTACCTTTATCCAGAAATTGACTAAATTTGAGTAGATTTGATTTGACTTGCTTTGAAACATGTGCCATAATGAGACATGAAGGTTCGTTCTACGAACTCACAAAGGAGTTATTTAATGAAACAACGTTTAAAACGCATTATAGCCTGGCTACTGGTACTGGTACCCAGACGGCTGCCCATAGGTAGGGCACAATTCGAACGTCTTGCAGCGCGTATCCTGGATATGACTGGGCTTCCCCAGAACCCCTCTTTCGTCCAGGCCATTGCTAACTCTGTTTTGCAGTTAAAGCCGCAACAAGCTTACAGGGCTGATGCCTATTTCGTCCTAACTATCCTGAAAGCCTGCGCTAATCAGGTTGCTTACAACATCGCAATGGAGATACGCTCCCAGGAGAAGGATGAAGACGCTAAAAGAGCTACAGAAACTGTGGTATAAGAAGTTAGCCGATACCGGGTTTGTTGATATTGAGGAATCCAGCAAGATGCAGTATCACGGCTCTTATTTCCGGGAACGGTATACACCCGACCAGTTTCGTGCCAAAGAAGATTATTACAGATTAGCGTCTATGCACCTGGAATCATACGCTTTTGTCAGTAACCGGGAGTACCAAGCCTGGGCACTGCTCACCAGGGTCTGCGACACATATGAAACTGGAATGCTGCTTGGTATATCCCATGATGTAGTAGGCAGGATAAGAAAGAAACATGAGAAGTTAATGCGATGAAAATAGCCCTTAGACCAGTTAAACCAGATGACAAAAACTTTATCATGGCCACATGGCTGCGTGGTTTATATTACAGCTCTTGGATGCAAAACATAGAAAAGAAGTCATTCTTTGATAACTATCCAAAAGTCATTGAGCATATCCTAGGTAAGGCGACAGTGACATGTGCAGTCCTGGAAGATGACCCAGATGTTATCCTAGGTTATATAGTGGCGCAACAGACCGCACTGCACTATCTATTTGTAAAATCTGCTTTTAGGAATTTAGGAATAGCCAAGAAACTTCTAGGTAACAATGAAATTACACACGTGTCTTGTATAACAGACATTGGCAATCCCATACGACAAAAGCGAGGCTGGCACTTTGACCCGTGGAAAATCTGATATTACTGCTATAGCTATATCTGCTGTTACTCATATACTGCTGCTATTAACATTATTGGAAGAAAATGTTAATAGTGGTTACAATTCTGGAAGTGATAAGGTTACAATAGTCCCTAGGGCAGTTACAACCGAAATTAGATATAAGGGAAAAGGGCCAGGAAAGTCAAAGCCGAAACCTAAGAAGTCTAAATGTAAGGAATGGTATGGCGGTATAGGTATTATTGAAGCCATGGGAGAAATATGGTCTGTATATCCTGGATATCCAGCAGCAGATGCAGGTCTATTAGCTGGTGACCGAATTATAGGTACGGAAGAAGTCAGAGGAGAAGTAGGAACTATTTTAGAAATAGATGTAAATAGAGGAGAAAAGTTGTTGCACTTTAAAATTACTCGTGGTAGGATTTGCTATGACCGATAAATTTGGAAATATTAATAATAACCTAAATAGTCAAAAGAGGAGAATTATGGATGCATCAAAAAAGAACCGTGAAATGAGTGAGATTCAAAAAGAATACGCACAACTATGTGCAGAAGCAGGGCAGTTGCAATATAACATGAAAGTTCAAGAATTTCAGTTAAGTAAAATTAATGAACGTCTATCGCAATTGAACCAAGAATCTTTGGATGTTAAAAAAGCTAAAGAAGAAGCACCGATTGTCGAAGTTCCAAAATTAGAAGGTGTAGAATGAGAAAACCTGATTTAAAAATCGTTTCAAGCCTCGAGGATAGAAAACGTCCTATTAACTGGGTGCTGCTGCATACAGCATTTATCATGCCTGGAGTTTTGAACGGTGTTAAAACTATCAGCAAGGCTACAGCACCACATATTGATATCTGGCTTGAAGGTGACTTCTTATATTTTAAGAATAATGCTAACGGTAAAGTAGGTGGAACACATTGTACAAATGTGCAAGCCTTCATGGAGAACTATGAATGAAACTTCTTACGGCGTTTTTAGCTTTATTGTTACTGTCAGGCTGCACCATGGGCTCGTTGGAAGTTAACTCATGCGCAGACGCGTGCGGTTTACGGGGTCTAGACCATATTAAAGTAAGTGGTAAGGCACTAGACTGTTCATGCGCTAAAGAAACTCCATGAAATTTATTGCGAAGGGTGCGACACCTGTAGATTTAGTTACACCCGCGCCAGAGACTTCTGATTTTGAGATTGATAAACTGCTCCAACACTGCCAGACCGTACTCATCAGGGAAGTGAAGAATCTGATGTCTGAGTCGTCCAAAGGGAAGCTGTCAGCATCCTCCTCTAGAGATTTGGTAGTGTACTTGGAGCTTCTTCAAGGTATGCAACGCAAGATGGTTAAAAGTTTAGCTGAGTTATCAGATGAAGACTTGGCTAAATTACTTAAGAAGTAAAAGTCTCACGTAGGTGGAGTATTTTTAGAACTGAGTTTGTCTACGATAGACTTAAGAAGATTATTTCCGCTAATTTCATTAATATTTTCCAAACAAGATGTGCATTCAGTAAGGCCGATGTAGCCTGATATAATAGATGCAACAGGCACTTCCGGCAACATGTAGGTTTGCGTGATAAAACCTATAACTAATGCCAACTCATAAACTAACAATTTAGAAATAGACCGACCTAGCCCTGCACTGGTTATGGGCTCACCGCGCTTTCGCGCAGCGATGACTCCCGTTATTAAATCAATCATTATCAGTGTAAGCGCCGTTATTAGCATTGCCTTAGCTGGTGCTAGTATGGCTAAAAGTATCATCGTTGCTTTTATTATAACTTCTTTCATATAGCCCCGCAGAAGTGAAGTATTAAACATATGTTAATAACCACAGATAATATTAGGTATCGTTTATAAATTTTTACAGTACTGTAATGAGCTAAGGAAGTGCCCTTAACCATTTTACTTTTGTCCCAGTGGAAATGAAGTATTGCCATTAGTATTCAAATCCTATGATGAAAACATCCCAAGTGGGAGCATTGACAGCAAATGTAGCCACCGCTGTCATTCCTATTTGCAGAGTTCCGTCTCCTAGAATTTCGTATCCGTCTGGAATAGGTATTATGAACCTATCATAAGCTGAAGCGGTGGCTGGAGTCGCACTTCTATTGGAGAATAAAATAGGAGTTGAAGAAGTGGTGACTGCCCCTGCAGTATTTAATCGAAAGTTGAATGTGGTAGTTTGTATAGTTGCGATAGCGTTGCCTCTAGTGCCCACAGAAATTCCTGTAATTCTAAAGCGTTTACCACTAGTAACTACAAAGGATGCTGCGGAACTCGTGGCAGCAGTGCCCGCAGATTTTACAAGCGTGATGGCAGTCTCTACGGTAGTTGCTCCAGATGCTACACCCGCAGCAGAAAATATTATTGCAGTACGGCCTGCATCTTTCAGGTCTTGAGTCGAGACACCTTGCGCTCCCTGCGTTCCCTTTGTAAGTGTTGCCTGCGTTACAGCTAGAGCGCTTTGATTTGAAGCTATAGTCACGGGCAAAGATGCAGACATTGTAGTTTGCCCTAATACTATCGCTGTTCCCGCGTTATCTTGCAGCTGTGCTTTAACTACAGAACTATTTGTAAGAGCGTTTACTGTTACAGTTCCACTTACAGGCTGCGTTGCCTGCCAAAAGGTGCCATCGACTGTTATACTGTTGCCACCATCTTGTATATTTACAGCGGATACGCCAGAAGCATTATTTACAGTTACTGATGTTACTGGTGTAAGCGTCGTTAACTGCGCGGCTGTTAAAACTACAGGAACAGATGCAGCGGCCAAAGCCTGACCTAGTGCGGGCGTCTTTGTATCAATAGAACTAAGAGATGTATTACCTGTTGTTTGCAATGCTGACGTTGAGGCTCCAGTAGGTAAAGGCAACGATGCAGCTGATATAGCAAAAGTGCCAGTACCGGCGTTAGCCGTGACCGTTCCAGATATTGGTTGAGTAGCTGGAAAGTTACTAACTGATATAGATGATAATGGGGTTAATGTAGACAATTGAGCAGCTGTAAGTACAACTGGAACAGAAGCGGCTGCTAATGCTTGCCCAAGCGCCGGAATTTTTGTGTCTATCGAGCTGAGCGATGTATTCCCAGTAGTTTGAAGCGCACTTGTAGAGGCGCCCGTCGGTAACGGTAAGGAGGCTGCAGATATTGCAACAGTTGCCGCTATAGATACTGGCTGTGTCGCTTGAAAGAAGGTACCAGATACTGGTTGTGTAACTGCTGAGCCGTCTACTTTCCATGCAGTGGTGTTAGCAGTGTTACCCGGCTGTACAGTCCATGTTCCGGATTGCGTAGCAGCTACTGTGCCCGATACAGTTACAGATGATAGAGGTGTCAAAGTTGACAACTGTGCTGCTGTAAGTACTACTGGTACAGATGCAGCAGCAAGTGCTTGTCCTAGAGCAGGTGTCTTTGTATCTATAGAGCTGAGAGAGGTATTGCCAGTAGTCTGCAGCGCGCTAGAGGACGCACCAGTAGGTAACGGCAAAGAAGCAGCAGATACTGCTACTGTGGCTGAGATAGATACTGGCTGTGTCGCTTGAAAAAATGTACCATCGACAGTAATGCTATTGCCACCATCTTGTATATTTACAGCGGATGCGCCAGAAGCATTATTTACAGTTACTGATGTTACTGGTGTAAGAGTTGTAAGTTGTGCAGCGGTTAGAACCACTGGAACAGAAGCAGCTGCTAATGCCTGACCTAAGGATGGCGTTTTAGTATCTATCGAACTAAGAGATGTATTACCTGTTGTCTGCAGAGCACTAGTAGACGCACCGCTTGGTAATGGAAGTGCAGCTGCTGATATTGCAAATGTTCCAGAACCTGCATTGGCTGTTACTGTTCCTGATACAGGTTGAGTAGCTTGGAAGAATGTGCCAGTAACTGCTAACGGCGATGTTAATTTAGAGTCGATAGACGATAGCGATGTATTACCTGTGGTTTGCAATGCGCTGGTAGCTGCTCCTGCTGGTAATGGTAAAGCAGCCGCGGATATAGCCACAGTCCCAGCAATGGACACTGGTTGCGTGCCTTGAAAGAATGTGCCAGTGACTGCTAATGGCGATGTTAGTTTTGTATCTATCGAGGATAGCGATGCGTTACCAGTAGTTTGTAGTGCAGATGTTGACGCTCCTGTGGGTAAGGGCAGGGAAGCGGCGCTGATAGCTTGCGTAGCTGGAAAATTACTGACTGATACAGAACCGGATACAGTGACACCAGTTGCGCTTGTGACATTAACGTCCATCGCTTGATGGCCGCCTCCAGTATTTGTCGTGGTTACATGATTACCGGATGTATCACCGATAGTGATACTATCACTGGTGCTGTTAATTATAACTTCTTGCGCACCAGATATATTAGCAATTACATCTACTTTAAGACTTTCATCTACAGGATTGTAAACTTGTTGTAATACTGCGTCACCGCTTAGAGCAGTGGTTGACATTTACAACCCCAGACACATGAGTTCTACGGTTATAGCTAGCGTAGAGGGAGTCGTGAGTGTAATAGTAAATCCTGTAGTAACATCAGAAGCGGGAGTATAAGGCCCGATTTGCGAGTTAGTGATAGTTACAGTGGTTGTGCCTGTCGCAGCAAACGTGGCTAAAGCATCTACAGCGGAAGCTAAAGCAGCTCCAACTGTGGCAGCGGAGTCTCCTCCTGCTATGGCCACAGGCACTGCGGTTAGGCCAGCAATAGCCGGGTCAGTAGACGCTGTATCTACGTTAAACCATACATAATAGTTTACACCGGTTGCGGAGCTTAACAAGAAGTATTTGCCATTTAAAGATGACCGACCGCCAGCTAGGAATGCATTAATACCCGCGGCTATTCCACCAGTTCCGGAAGCAGTTACTAGAGCAGCTGTAGGCCCGTCACCATTCATTTGAGCTACTAAGAAAGCAGTAGATGTAATGTTTGTGCCTAGACCATCTGTTGCGGCAGTTACTGTTATAACGTTGCCGACTGTACTGAGTGCAAATGGAGTATTAATTCCAGATACGTTAATAATAAATTTAACTAGATTGCCTTTAGGGCCATTTGCGACCGCAGTAAGTAATAAGTTACCGTTTACGAGTGTTGCTCTAGCGGAAGGTACATCCGCATGTACTAGGACAGTTTGAGTTCCAGCAGCAGTATCGGTCCAGACTGCTCTCAGTGCTCTATAACACATATCTTGTTGTGCGATAAGCGTAGAACCTGCAGTTGTGACTGTAACTGCTGAGCCCAGATTTGACCAGTTAGTAAATATCCCATCACTAAATAAGTTATTAGGAGCATAGTCATTACTCACTTGGAGTTGTAATGTTCCACCTACAGTTCCAGCTCCGGCTACAACTTGCGCAGACATTTTTACTATTTGACTCATATCAATAGCATTACTATTTACAGAGCTATTAGATGTTATTGAATCCAAAGGTTTAAAATTTAAATATCTCATATTATGTTCCTATTAAGTTAACTTCGAACCAGTTAGAGTTTGGGTCTGCTTGTACTGCTGCACTTGCAGCATTAGTGTTTATTCTAGGTTCTATGGTGTCTCCTGCAGTCAATTGCACAAGAGTACTGATGCCACCAACGCATACTCCCGCTGCTGGTGGTACTACTTGATTATACTGCCATGTAGAACTATTTTTGCGAATTATCCACAATACGACTGAGGACACTAAAAATGTACCTGTTAATCCTAAGTTAAAATTTACTCGATAGTACCCTGTTGTAGGTGCTGTGTATTTACCCGTACCTGTGTTATATGCTGAGTTAGTGTCCCAGGCCACACCGGAACCAAATATCATAGTGCCAGTACCGTCTAATGCCCCAGTTGGGCTGGCGGTAGATACGTGCATAGATGTAGAACCCAAAGTAGGCGATGCAGTCGTTACCGCCGTTATTAGCCCTTTGGCGTTTACAGTTATAACAGGAATAGCATTAGTAGAGCCGAATGAACCCACATTACTATTAACAGTTGCTAATGTTGCCACTGCTGAAGAAGTAGTTAAGTCTCCGGATAAAGCCGTAGCTGCTGTTACCAATCCTTTACCATTTACAGTTACTGATGCAAAAGTTCCAACGTTGCTATTGACAGTAGCTAAGGTTAACGCTGCTGAACCAGGTCCTGATGCAGTTGCATCCCCAGTTAAGGCAGTGATATAATTACCAGTAGGCTGCTTGCCTGCTAAATCTGAAACTAAATTTGTAACTTGTGATTCTGCGATTTGTATTGAAGTGGATGAAGCAGCGGTAACTAGCCCTTTGCCGTTAACTGTAAAAGCCCCGACACTAGATGCAGAACCAAATGAGCCAACATTACTATTTACAGTTGCAAATGTTAATGCTACAGAACCTGGGCCTGATGCAGTTGCATCGCCAGTAAGAGCTGTGATGTAACTTCCAGATGCCTGTTTACCGTTGAATGTTGTCCAGTCAGTGGATGACAGATATCCGTTGTGGGTTGCATCTGCTAGTGTTTGCGCAATAGATACGTTACCGATAGTAGCGTTAGTGCCTCCGGTAATAACTATACCATCTGTGCCAGCGTCCGTCAGATTACCGCGCGCAGACGTAAGAATATTTAAGGAAGCAGCGCCGGTTAAAGTACCAGTTAGTCCTGTTGCAAAAGTCTTTTGTCCTGTGAAGTTTTGAGCCGCAGTGGTTATAAGTCCAGGGTGTGTTGCATCCGCAGATTGCAAATATAACAAGTTTGCAGTTATTGTTGCACCATTGGCCGAAGCTGCTTGGCCATCGAGTGCACCCATGCCCAGCGGCACAGTGCTACCGCCTACTACAACCCATGTTCCTCCGCTATAAACGTATAATATATCAGTACTAAGGTCTAAAGCTAGAATACCATTGGCAGGGTTAGACGGGAATGATGCAAAGTTTGCAAATTCTTGTATGGTGGCGCCAACTGGTGAAGGGTATCGTATATAAGTAGTCGACATTGCTTACACTTCCTTAGAGGAAATATAAATATCTATTGTACCGTTGGAGCCGGATGAGCGCACATATGCTACTCTAATATAAGGGAATGATAATTGATTTAAGTCTAATAGAATTTGTTGATTTGCAGAGGCCAATGTAGGTGTAGCTGGCAGAGTTATAGGAATCCAATTACCAGCAACTTGTACTACACTGTTTTGCTCTACATGGTCAAGAGACCCTTGAATCTGAAATGTACCCACTGCATCATTAGTAACGGCATTAATTTGAACTGCTACGTTATCTAAAAAAGATATATTGACTGCAGAGCTTTGAAAAGAGGCAGAAGTTGCCTGCGCCGAAACTAGGTGGACTGGTAATAAACTATTTTTTCTCGGCATGTGGGCTCCTGAAGGGTTCGAGCTGGTATTGCTCTAGCGTCGTTAATGTACTAGGAGCGCTCATTTGCTGCTCTAGACTCTCTCAATTGATTAGGCGTCATACCCATGGATATAGACTTAGACATAGCCGATGTACCTTGCTTACTAGGTTTTTGTTGCTGTGGCATTTGGGGGTTAGGTTGCGTGCTTTGGATAGATTGTGGAGACATAGAACCAGCGATTGGCTGATGCAATAACATTGAGATATTTACTTGAGTCTTATATGGTATAGTCTTACCATCTGTTTTAGCCGTTATTAGGTTTTCAGTTACCTTCTGCTGAAATTTGGGCATAAGAGCAGGATACATTGCATACGCGTCTTTGATATCTTCCGGCGTCAGGGTGCCTGTGCGCACCTTATTTAATATTAGTAATGGCTGCTCGCCTATTTTTAGCGCGTTATCATATCTGGCCTGCTCAACTTTGCTTACTACACGTTCCGAATCCATAGGTGTCTGCGGGGATACGTTTGGCTTTAGCGACGATAAGTAGTTCAAAACTCGAACGTTCGACATTGCTAGTGCTTGGTCATGGTCTGGCATATAATGAGCAGTAGAGCGGTTTATATTCATTAAGCTTTGAGGATTTTTCTTAAATGCATCTACAGCTAAATTAAGTTTGTCTATTTGATGAGTTGTATTTACAATGCTGGCGGAGTTGAATATAGATTTAGCTGCCTGGTTAATCATGGATTCGCCCTTGATGACGTTCATGCCCATATCTACTGCAGCTTTAAATGCAGAGCCGTCTGGTGCGTTGTTTACAATTGCACGCATGATAGAAGGCATAACTTTCTGAATCAATGGGTCTAGTCTTGCACCGAGTTTCGAACCTAGCCATTGAGCACCAGGTATGCCGGTCATAGAGCCGGCTACCGCACCAGTTGCCGCGCCAGGTTCCATATCTTTAATTTTGTTTATTAAGAAATCGGCAGCTTTAGCGCCAGGATTACTTGAAACTTTCGGTTTGATAGCATCAATTGTATTTGCTGCGCCTATATTTAATCCCGCTTCGGGATGTATCTCTTGTTTTATTCTACTAGAAAAATCATTAACAAACTCTCCAACTTTCGTGCCTTGAAAAGCTTTCCAGGCTTTGCTAGGAACGCCGAGAGCGCCAACTCCGGTGAATGCGCCGCCAGCAACACCGCCGATAGCAGCAGAAGCACCGATATTAACTAGAGCAGACTCAACAGAAGATTTAGGGTCATTTTGAATATACTTAGACATTTCATCAGATGTTTGATATAAAGCACCTTCTATTGCAGCTGCTGAAGCGCCAGTGGCTATCTTGGACCCAATGGATACACCTTCGCCGATTTTAACTAAAGACCCCGCTTTAGCTAGAGCGCCTCCTAGGCCAACACCAGCCATAGTAGAGCCGGCCAAACCAGCAATTTCTCCTGCCATATGTGTTCCCGGATTCGCTTCTTGTCGTGCTGTAATTTCTTCAGGGTCTACTCCAGCGAACTTTTCAGCCGCAGGTGCCAGTGGCCCCAAAACACCTTTAGCCGCTCCTTCCAAGCCAGTAATAGCTTGTTGAGTTCCAGTGCCATACCGAGCTTGCATCACTGCTTCATGTGTCGCGGGTGTATAACCCTGCGCTAAAGCATCTTTAACATTCTCAGCAGGGACTGTCCCTTCTTGGCCATCTGGGGACATAAAAGGAACAGTTGCACCCTGGGGCAAGGAGTATTTACCTGATGCTATCGCTTCCGGGATATTCTGCTGAGGCATATCTCCAAGCACAGGTTTGGCCCCAGATATGTCATATATAGGTATTGTAGATGTAATTGCGTCCATGACTACTTTCTAGGTTTGAATCCTATATCTTTTTGCGGTGCTTGTTGTTGGCCGCCGAAGGGTTGAACGCCCATACGTTTCATTTCTTGTTGTCTAGTTTGCTCAAGAGAAGATATCATTTGCATAACTTTGGGTTTGGTACGCATGCCGGATGCAAATTGAGTAGGATTTCCGCCAAGAGCAGATTCGTCAAAATCTTTAGCGGACTCTTTATACACACCCTGATGAGTAGCAGCACGGAACTTGTTAATTAAGTCTGCTTGCATAGTAGAACCTTGTCTAATTATGGCAGGATTTAAGGAACCAGAATGTTGTTGCGCAAAGTTTAATAAGTTCTTAGCAGACATTTGAAAATCTGTATTATCGGATAATGCTTTTCTGTCTTCGGCGCTTACAGGCACTTGAGCAACTCCTACTCCGGGAATAGTACGACTTTCTCGCTCTTTAGCCATTTCTGGACTGGTGAGCCGCAATAAGCTATTCATCTGATGCCAGTTTTGCTCAGAGTTTCCTCCGCCATTAGCAGACGAAGCCCTGGTGGTTGCCAATTGTTGCTTCCACATTTCATTTTGAGCACGAAGCTGCATACTTTGTTGCTGTAGTTTTTGTTGCTCCATTGGCGATTGAAGTTTTGTAGCTTCTAAGTCTATCTTTGATGCTAATGCCTCATTCTGCATGAGTTTAGTCATTGTTATAGCCTGATTCATATTGCCCATGAGTTGCAAGTTAGAAGATAAAAGATTATGTTTCTTTCCTAGTTCAGATTTTTGGGCTTCCATATCCAAATCTTGTTGCTTTTGCAAATATTGCATAGCAGCATTAGGTTGTCCAGTGAATGCCGAGCCGATACCGCCAGCGATAAGGGCCAATGCCATTCCTACTTTTTGACCATCGCCCATAGAGCGGGTAAAATGCTGCGGGTCTATGTGTCCATTTTGGTAATCTTGCATCGTTGTTTGTACTTGATTATTTATGGCATCATAGTGCGTTTTAGCATCTGCTAATTGTTGGTTCTGCGCTGCTACTTGCTGTTCCCGAGCTTTAATCAACCCTTGAGGATTGAACTGGTCATTGGGCGCCTCTTGTTGAGGAGCAACTTGTTGCAGCACTTCCGTTGGGGGAGCAACTTGCGGCATAGAAGAATACGCAGACGGCAACTTACCTTCTGGAAATTGGGTCATAGGCGGTTGCGGCTGTTCCGGTTGAATTGACGGCTCATCTAATACAGACCCGCCGTCTGCTAGATATTGACAACCAGCTTTATGCTTATTATCTTTTGCACAGTATGATTCAACTGAGCCGCCTTTAGCCATGCCGCCGTAACATTTACAGTTTGGGTGTGCAGAACCAAAAGAGGAGCAAGATGGATTTTTACAAGGATAAGCGGACATATTATTTTCCTTTACGGGCTAATATCGCCGCAACAAATGCTGCAGACTTTTTAGCAGCATCAGGATGCTGAGCGATGCTGCGAGGAATAACTATTTCTCCAGGAGAAAGCATAGTTGGTACAGTATCATTTGCATAACTATCACCACCTTTAACAGCTTTACCAGGGACAGAACCGCCAGGAGAAAGTGCTAGTAAACCCATCATTCCTTTCATATCTGGAGCAGCCCCAAAACTATCTAAAGAGTGACCCATATATCCGCCGGCACCCAAACCGCCGCCAGCAGGTTGTTGATTAACACCTTGTAGAAAATTGCCAGCAAAAGAAGATGGACCTCCGCCGGTATCGACCAGTGCCGCTCCCGGATTATCAGAACCAGAAGTCATGACATTGCCAACTAAACCGCCGCCGGCCATGCCTCCTCCACCGCCTCCACCAAAGAGAGACTTAGCACCAGCGCCAGATGCAGCTTGCATCACTCCGCCGAATAGTTGGCCTCTTGTAGCCGCGTTAGCTCCCGCCGTACCAGCGTTAATAGTATTTATACCTGCTTGCTGATTTGCAATTGTATTATTATAATTTGAATTAGCACCTTGAAGCACCGACATTTGCTGATTCGCTGCTTGGTTGTATCCACCTACGGCTGTATTAGATTGGCCTATCTGTTGTCCAGAGAGTGCTGCTAGTTGTTGTTGGGCTCCCAGTTGTTGTTGTACTTGGAGTGCTGCTGACTGCCCCGCTGCATCTTGTTGCAATGCCCCGCCTTGCATAGCAGCTTGTCTGGCTATCAGGCCCGGATTAGCTGCAGCCCCGCGTTGCGAACCCATGAGTGCTGCTTGCTGAGCAATGTTTTGTCCTGTTGCATTAGCTAACTGTGTCTGAGCAATATTAGGCCCCTGGCCCATGGCTTGCTGCTGTAGCTGTTGAGCTACTTGCTGTTGCTGCATAACTGCTTGCGGGTTTTGAACTTGCAAAGCATTTACAAGTTGTTGTTGCATGTTCAGGCCGTTTTGAGTATTAGCGTAACTCTGGTCTAATTGAGCTTGATTAGTGCCCGATGCTAAAGGAGTTTTAGTTGCGTTAAAATCATTACCGAGAAAAGACATTATACTTCCTTAGTTAGAAAAGTGTGCTGCTTACATTTAAAGCCATGATTCAGCGCACGGATAGACGTGTGATAATCTTCTGTCAGGATTATAAATCTTGTAAAGCCTAAAGACAATACATGTTCTGCTAATGCGTCCATTGCTCTGTTACGAGTTGCAGCAGATACTAAAGGATTGGTAACGGTGGAATCTATCATAGCGATATTGCCCTCCACCTTACGCAGAAACATATAGCCAACTCCTGGAATAGAAAATGCCAGTTTAGGCAAATCCCAAGAATGCACAACTTCTTTATTTCTTTTATGAAGCCATTTGTTTATTGATAGCATATCCGCCGTTTTTAGCTCTACTTGTTTAACTTGCATTATGAAGCACTCCTCGAGGGATTGAGAGTTGTGTAAGCTTTTTTCATTCCGACAATAATATTTAAACCCGATAATGTGAGACCAGCTCCAGCTATCATGCCTTGAGAAGCATCAAAGACTTCTGCAATCGTTATTTGAAATGACTCACACTTTTGTTGTGTCATGAATACGCGCCATTGCTCCAAGTTTCCTTTTCCGCCGTACGGATTTCCATTGCCGTAGAGTGGGTCTTCCCCGTAAACACTATTATTATTGTCAGGCGTTATCTGGAACGACTGCGCCGGACTAGGGTTATAATCGTACGCAATCGAGATGTTGAGTTTATGCGGTGAAAGATAAGTACCAAGGAGGTAAAAGAAATATGCCCGTTGGAACCCTTGAAGACCAGCAAGGTTAAACCAGGAAGTAGTAAACGTTTGCAGCACCGGATTGGACCCATCAAGATAAGATAAGGGATTCTGCTGGAAAACAAGACCCGAAGAATTGATGTACGTGTGTTGATTCTCATATATAGTACTGGAGACGGCTGGAATGTTGTTAAATGTGCCCCATTGCTGTACAAAATAATCATACATTAAAGTTACACCACTGTCAAGAGTAAATCGCACTTGATTTGTACCAGGTACTGTAATAGCTGATTCTACAATTGCATTAGTAGTAAAGGATTCCACGTCAGCTCCAATATATTCAGTTTGAAGCCCTCGACTCAGGAGCCATATTCCTTTATTTGACTGGAACATCAAGCCGTTAGGAGTTAATACTATCGATTGAGGAATTGAGGAGCCTACTGTCGAAGTTATAAACACCGGCTCACTGAAATCGTTGCTAGCGCCAGTGCTATCAGGGCCCTGACCGGTTATGTAATATAGAGCATTGTCCTTAAAGATAATGAGTTTATCATCCATAGGAGCAACTGCCTTCATACCGCCAGTAGAGCCGGCAGACGATGCAGTGGGCGCAGTATATTGCACGAATAAGTCACTCATCTCAACAGGAGTAGCCTGCAGAACTGGTTTGCTGTACCAGAATGTGGTTGTATCCTCTGCAGCTACTCCTATCAGTCGAGTCTTATATAAAGTGAGCGCAGTCATGGCCGGCGCTGCAATATTTTCTACCACCCCGCCAGTTGTGTACAAAACCACATTACCCAATATAGAGCTATCAGCAGCAGTATCTGTATAGGTAATGTTGTCAACAGAGGTATCGTTGAGTGTCGGAGTAGTGATAGAAGATATTTGATAGTAAACTTGCTGCCCTGCGGACCATCTGTATAATACAATTCTAACTCCGGTCTTAGATGTGAGTCTAAGTGTTGGCACTTTTATAGTATTAGTAGAGACACCACCACCAGCAGTCACTTGTCCAACTGGAGCAGATGGAGCTGAGCGGTGCAAATTCCCTTGGGCATCCGTCCATTCATACGTTGCAATGTAATAGTATTGCTGGTCTGTCAAATTACCACCAGCTGCATTAGTTGTAACTACAACATTTTCTGGGTATACGTGGAAGCCATGCTCAACAGGCGCAACACCATCAAACATCCATAAGAACCCACCATTTAAATGTAAATTATTAGCTATTTCTACTGTTTGAATAGATGAAGTAAAGTTTATCTTAGCTAAGTTAATGCCTTTAGCGGAGTAAATACCTGCTACTTGCACAACACCTTGAGACTTATTCACTGGGGTCAACTGGTCCTTAAATAGATACCCGATGTATGCAGAGGTCTGCAAAATAGTCACTCCGGGTAGAATTTGATTTACTTCTAATCCTCCGCCATTCTGATATGCTACTTTAGCAACGAGATTACCAACTGAATCCATTAAAAAATAGGTAGGTTGCAATGCACCTGAATATGCAACTAGTACATATACAATACTATTATAGATAAAGCTTTTACTGGCAAGCCCTACTCCACGTTTAATGACAGAAGGCGTGCCTACAGTGCCAGTTATCGTGCATGTAACTTTGCGAATAAAGTCTGATGGAATAGCCACGTAGGTATAGTTTTGAGATATCTCATACAATAAAGTAAGGACATTACCGGTTGCAGTAGATGTTAGTGTTCTAAGGACATTATTTGTTACAGTTGTTGTGGAAGCTAAAATTGATACTAAAGTTTGCGAACGTGCAAATGTATAAACATTGTTGTCGCTGTTATTCCATGCGCTAATCCAAATTACAGAATTAGAACCGGAAATGTCTGCTGTGACCGAAATTAGGTTTGCCGTTTTACCAGCAATAATTATAGTATTATGTTGAGCTAATGTTGAGTCGATATATGTTGCTCTTATTGCTCCGCCACCATCAGAACCATTCCAGGCTACATATAGATTATTATTGGCGACGTAACCGTCATAGCCAGTGGTAATATTTAATACTTGGGTGCTAAGGTCAGTTGCAGCGACTGGAGAAGCCGCATTATTCACAGGTATAGCTACATATTGTAAATGAGGAGTAGCAGAGATTGTAACTAAGAATGTAACTACAAAATAATTACCTAATACAAATGCTCTGGGCATCGTTGCAGTTGCAGGTAGTTGTGTCTTTGCAATAACAATTTGAGATGTAATACTGTCAGATATTTGATAATAGCTATTTGCGTCAGAATCAAGCCAGGCAGAGCAAGCAAGACCGGAACTATGAACGGCGCAATCGACGGTAGTTTGACTCGTTGAAGTACGGACTTGCGGTGCTATTGATAATTGAACATTATATATACTTCCTGTATTTTTCCAAGATGAAATATTACCGTTAAAAGCATAGAGACTAGGGCCCAGTGCTATAAGATTACCTTGATAAGTAGTTAAGTTGCGTTGGTTGCCATTTGGCAACGCTGTTATCTGTGGAAAGCCATATCTCTTTTTGAGTTGACCTATAACATCAAATACAGAGTTCTGCATAGCAAGAAACTTACCTGCAGGGACTTGGAATGGGTCGACCTTAGTGCTAACACCTTGGCCGAAATTAATAGCAACTGGTTGCTTTTGCATTATGCTCCAACACCTACTATAATCATGTTGAAAGGCACGTTCCCTGGGCGTACAATTACGTGATTTTGAGTAATAGCATCATATGTGAAATTAGTAGAGCCATCAAGTGATGATATGACAGCCACAGGAGTGCCATTGAATGGTGCTCTAAATACTAAATTTACTGCACCACCAGCTTGCACCGATGATATAAATCCAATAGTGCCTACAGTAACGTTTCCGCCTCCATCATATGTGCACCTAATAAGGGCCATGGGGGCAGCGTCATTAGAGTTAGATACAATAGGCAACTTATTATTAAAGGTTACGCCAACTCCCATTTGAGCTGTATTAGATATTTGCGTTCCTGCGATATTTGCAGAAGCAGAGAGTTGAGTTCCAACTATTCCAGCAGAGGCAGAAATTTGGGATGTAGTGATAGTGCCAGCAGCAATTTGAGAAGCAGCAATACCGCCAGCTTTAACTCTAATAACATTTGCTGCGACTTCTATTGTACTATTATCAACATTCCAAGATGCGCCAATATTACCAGAGTTGTCCATAGTCATGATATTTTGAACAGATGGTAATACTGGAAATGTGACAGAGAAGTTGGAGCCCATAGCATTGGGAGGATTGATAGTCATGCCAAAAGAGTTAGCAGTGATGTTGCGCAAGATTAATGAGCCGGCATCCATATTAGCTGCAGTATTGGCCGCTGACTGCCATACAAAAGTTTGGTTACCTGAGACATAAGAGGCTGATGCAGGCGAATTAAGGTTAGATATAGAGCCAACGGAGCCGGTTATATTACCATTTTGGGTAATGCGTACTTGGTTGCCAGATACGTCATTGAAGTATAAATCTACACCAGATACATACAAGCAACCTAAATCGGATGCTAAAGCCAAAGGTGCTACTTGAGCAGTATAACGAGAACTGCGGATAGCAATTAGGTTATTGTTTAGCATAGTCAAGTCGCTGCTGATATTCATAGCAGACGGGGTTATGGGCACACCAGAGCCGGGCACATGTGAATGTCCATCTATAATAGCTAAGCAACTGTTTAGGTCACTTGCCCATTGAGGCCCGGAGTCTACACCCACTTGAGGCACTGGCAGATTCATATTGGCTGAATTAATTACACTAGGCATATTATTCCTTAGAAAACATAAAGGTCAACTGTTACACCAGCACTGGCTGTTAGTTGCAAAGTTAGAGCAGGAGAGCTATTGGCATCTTGAGTATCGTATAATGTTGCAGAAGCACGGATGCGCGTTACAATCCAGCCTTGGAGTTTGCGTCCTAGTTTATGGTTAATGACATTTGCACCCGATACCAATACTTGATTCTTAAGCAAAATTCCTTGACTGATGGGATTATCTATAATCGGGTTAAGCTGCGCAGCCCATTTGGTTTGCATTTGAACTGTATCGTCGCCATGTAAGATTGGTAACATTAGTAACCACCGAATCCGCCGTCAAAACCTGGACCGCCGTAAGAGCCAAATCCGCCATTGCCGCGTGTTGGCGAGATAGTATCTCCTTGGCCAGCATCACGGTTCATTGCTGCTTCTTCTATTCGTTTGATGAGAGCTTGCTTTTGGATAAATAGGACTTGCACGGCTTCATTACTTTCTTCTTTTTGCAATGCCTTGATAGCAGCATCCACTATTACATACTCGGTCCAACCACTGATGCCGTTAGCTACATCTGTATCTTGAAGCAGGACAGAGAGTTTAGGTATATACCATACAGTTACATTTTGAGCTGCAGAGGGAGTGGGGATGAATGTTAACCTGTTTCCCATGAGGCGATAACGAAGATTAAACACCCCGAGAAAATTGGCATTAAGATTTGGAAATACATACCGGTTGCGTTCAATGAAGTCATACTTCTTAAGTGTGACACGACCGTTAGAAGATTGTAAACCAAGGTCGACCCCCAGAAGTTTGTAGAAGTCCGTAGGAAGGGTAAAGTAGTTATCTGTTCCATTAGTTGTAAACTGAGTAGACGTCATGAAGTAGTCTTCATATGCATCCACAAGCAGGTCATATAATTCAAAATAAGATTGATTAATATAACTGTTCCATTCTGCTGTGCCTACAAAGTTACTATTAACTCTGTCTGCTCTTTGCTGTGCGGCCAAACGTAATGCACCCAGAGACATATCTGACGCAGTCGTGGGGATGATTTGCAAACCAGAGGAGGCAGAGGATGTTCCAGACCCGTTGGTAGACCGTACTTGATAATAATAAAGAGTATTTAATACTACAGTAGTATCTAAATAGCTGTTAGTTGCAGCAGAGCCTAGAGAGGCGTAAGTCACGCCATCTGTTGAGCGAAGGACAGGGTAAGACGTAGCACCTGCAACGATATCCCAGGAAACTAAGACTTCCCCGTTCCCCTGCTGAACTATTACGTTGCTAGGGGTTGCGGGTATTGCCATAAATTACATCTGGTCCGAGTTATTCAATACTAATTCAATGTTTAGAATATCCCCAGAAGCTAAATCTGATGCGACACCTAAAGAGGACATTTGCACGATAACAGTAGGAGCTGCGAGAGACTGAACATTTGAGGAGCTAAGAACGCCCATCTGGTCTACAGTAGGAATTCCAGTAGAATTGACAACTACATGATTAGCCATAAATAGCTTGTTGTAGTTATCTTTAAGGATTATCTTATATTGACCAGCAGACAATCTAGTGACTGACAAGATGCCCGTAGATGCAATATAGTTAATACCTTGAGCTGCAGAAGACGATATAGCTACTGCACTGGTGCCTACAACTGTTCCAGGAGGGAAGCCAGTGATAGATGTTCCTGGATAAATACCCAAGTTACCAGTAATAACAGTACTACCTGTGCTAGTTACAGCAGATGCACCGAGAACGCCGAAAGAACCAGCGCTGTTAAGCAAAGGAGCATTCTGAGCATTGCTGATAGTTGCAGCTGACATAGTTACTGCCGCACCGAGAGCTATCATAGAACCATTTACAGTTCCGCCAAGAGTATCTGTGATGCTAGTAACGGCGATAATGTTACCATTGAATACACCAGTATTTCCAGAGTTAATGGTTGCAGAAGAACCTACAAGCCAGTAAACGTTTTTAGCGAGTGCTCCGCCAGTAAGAGTTATCGTAGGAGTACCACCGGCACCCGTTACTAAAGTAGACGCGGCTTTAAAGACGAATACATCAGTTGCAGAACCATTGAGAGTCAAGGTTCCATTACCAGATGTAGCCAATCGAAAAGTACTAGAAGCTTCTGAGTAATTACCTGCAGTAAGAGTTTGTCCATCTAATATTGCAGAAATAGGAGTAAAAGTGCGAGCTGCCAATGCAGTGTAAGCCGCTTGTGCATCTGCTTGTGCTGCAGCTGCTGCGCCTCCAATATAAGTTTGTCCAGCGTTACCGCTAAACACTAGTTGTGCAAATAGGGATGCCCGTTGTCCGAGCCAAGATTGATTAAACTGTGAGCGAAATCGGCGATTAGCCATTGATAATTCCTTTTAGGCCGTTTTAGACCTACGGTGAGAATTGGTTACGTGTGCCCCCACACGAAGTTATATAGGTACCTCTAGGGGCGTTTTAAGCCCTAGAGGGTAATTACAGATTATTAAGCAGACAAAGAAACAGTAGCATTCCAGCCTGGAGCATTACAAATCAAGTTACCATAGTAACCAATTCGAATTTCCAAAGCATCAGCAGCGCCTACACGCAAACCTTCTAGTCCTTCCAGACCGTAAGTAAGAATGTGAGGAGCACGTCCAAGAGAACGCAACTTCCAAGTGTCCATTTGAAGCAAGAAACATCTTTGTCCAGGGCAATTACGGTCAGGAATGACTGTGATTTGTCCATAAGGAGCGTGAATCTTGATACCAGCAAAAGCGATATCAGCTTCTTCATGTTTCACGTCTACATATTGTACTTTAGCACCTAGAGATTTCTCAAGAGCAGAGTAAGATGCAAAGTTCATGAAACAGATATCAGGTTGTCCACCTTCACGAGCTACCAAAGACGAAGCATCGATAAGAGCTTCTTCGATAGATTGCGAAGAACCATTATAGCGAATACCTGCAAGTCTAGTAGGGTCTGGACTGCGGTCAACGCCCCAGAAACTTTCAGCAGCCGAAGGAGAGATAGAAGGAAGCCATGCTTGCAACCCACTCACTTTTACGAATGCAGTTTGAACTGCTAAGCTACCAAACGGGTTATCGCCTTGTACCGAGAGGTACGGAAATGATTGTGACCAGTTGGATGGAGTTCCAGCAGAACCGCCAGAAGTAGCAGAAACTGTGATAGTTCCAGCAGAACGGTTAACGGCAATTACATATCCAAGAGCAGCACCAGTTGATTGAGTATAAGTCGAACCAGAGATACTAAAGGCAGTCAATACCATGCCTACTTCGAAGTTAACAACAGAACCTGCATCATCAAGAGTGATAACACCAGTGCTGATAGCAGCATTAACTAGAGAACCACGAACGCCGTTTGCAGCGCCGTACAAGTCTAAAGCTAAGTCGTTAGAGATATTGCGAAATCCTGTGTCCATGTTCAACTTTGCTTCATCGATAAATGCACCAGCATTATCTTTAGTAGCTTCTAGCAACTCGTTAGTGATAGATACCAATTGATAGTTGCTAACGCGATAAACGAAGAAAGAAACTAAGTTTGGAGGAGTTTGGTTAGACTGAGCTGTAGCAAATACAGCACTACGGCCTTGAGGAGTTCCGTAGATTAGCGGTACTGGAATATACTTACCAGCAAAGCCGGAAGGGGATTCATCTTTAGGCATAAGAGCCAACATTGGATTCTTCTTATACACTAGGTCTTTCATATAATCGTCGCCGGTATATAACTCTTTTAGAGCTGCTACTTGGTTCGACGCACTTGCGTAAACTGCTGCCATTTGCTTATCCTTTTAATGTACCGTTAAATGCCGCGATTGCTCGTGCAACCCTTGCCTTCTCGTTCTGTTTTGCAGAAGAAGGAACATTTCCAGTAGAATTGGTTATAGTTCTGAGTGGAGGTGTCGCTACTTTGGCAGCCGGTGTTTCTGCTTTAGGCTGGTTGCGTGCTTTAATTTTGCTAAGTTGACTCATGCGATACCCTTCTTCAACTAGGTGGTTTTCTACCGCCTTTGCTGCATCTGCAAGGTCCATAACGACTCCTTGCTTCTCGAAGGTCTGCTCTATCAACTCAACTACTGCATCTTGCATATTTAACTGCTTAATGCTTTCAAATTCTGGAGAGGCGTCTACAAGTAACTTGACGTCTGTGCCAATCTGCTTCAGAGCCTGCTCATATTGAGTACGGGAGGCGCTTTCTTGATTAGCTTGGAAGGCTGCTAGCTTATCATTTTGGGCTTTAATTTCTTGACGAAGAGCACGAATAACGGGGTCCTGGGAACTATTGGGGGAATTGAGCAACATCTCGCTAAGTTTAGTCTGGTCAATCCCAGCTTCATTAAGCACACCCCACAAGTCCTCTTGCATTCTTTGCTTAGGGATATATTCTGTTTTGTATCTTTCAGACTCTGTCTGCCATCTGCGCGCTTCTTCGGCGTTTTTAGCTTTTTCAGATTGAATCTGCTTATACATCTGTCTTAACTGTCGCTCTTTCTTCTCATAAGCGGCTAATTTGGGGTCGGGAGCTTGTTGCGGCGCAACAGGTTCTTGTGCTTCTGTAACTGCGACGGGCGCAGAAGTAGCTACGGTATCTGCCATAGGGTATCCTTTGTTAGTGCCTATCCTTTATTGGACTGGCGTATTTTGAATCATGGGGTTAGTGGGCAACGGTTGCGGCGCCGCCTGTGGGGCACCAGCCATAGGTTGTGGTGCGGGAGGCATTGCTGCCTGCATAAGTGCTAGGAGCTGAGAATGATAAGTACGAAGCATCTCTGCTTTACTTTCTTCTAGTCCAGCTGCTACATATAAATTGTAATATTGAGTAACTTTTTCCATTGCTAACTGTATCGGAGTGTATGGGTCTGGAGGAGTGTACTTACCTTCTTCTACGATATCGTCTAATTGCTTTAATATTCTTTCTTCGCCAGCAATAGCAAGCTTATCTTCCTGTTCTAAATCTGGGTAGTTAAGTAGACGTCTACCTTCTTGCGGCGAGATGATACCCGCTTGCATATCGTCAACAATGGCTTGCTTTCTACCTGCTGGGTCTCTCGGAAGCGAAGACTCATCATAGCATTGAATAACGAAAGGGTCATCAAGCAACTTAGAAGCAGGTAAGTCAATCTCTCTGGTGCCATCTTTGTCAGGATATACCGTTTGATAAGAGCCGTCTCTTTCTGCAATATCTTTTGCACAGTCAATAATCTTGTACGACAATTCTATAGCAAGTCGGTCAATCCGCTTTGCAAGTGTTGCTAATCTATCAGTTTGTATGTCTTCATAACTTCTAATCGCTTCTCCACTGTCAAGCCCCGCAGGCTTCTCACTAGACGCTGACAACTCAGACACACCAGACTGCTGATAGGCATATTGTATAAGCCTTTGAAGTTGCGCATACAGCTCCTGTGGTACACATGGTGCAACTTCATACTCTGGCTTTGTACCTCGGTACGTAACGATAGCGCCAATGTTGTCATTGAGGTGGGCTTTAACAACTTTAGAACCATCTTCAACGAATACACGAGGAACGCCGACAAGACTGATAGACTTGGAAATAGTATATAGAAGCTTATTGATTTCAATTTGTGTCCCTGAGATTTGCTCTGTTAAAGACTGAGCCCAAAAGCCGACCATACGTGGGCTGTAGTGTAGAAATACGAATGGGAAGTCTTGTTTTGTATATTCTTCGTCTAGGAGAGTGCCGCTTGTGCATGTAATAACGTGACGGCCGTCCTTAGCCTCTTTTGAGGAGGGCAAATGCCAAGCCTCAGCAATCATTACCTGGTCGGATGCAGTCCTTTGACTTTCGCCTGAAGAATCAGGATAACCAGCCTCAGCCGATGCAATCTTGCTCGGGTCCTTAGGGAAGAGTTCCGCCAGCACACTTCTATCGATGAGCTTGAGACGGTATAAGGAGCGGGGTTCTCCATAAAAAGCGTCGTTGTTGTCCACGTAAAGTTCTGTCGCCATAACACGCTCAACGCCGACACGCTTGTCATCTGTTTCATAAACGTGAAGGCATCCAGTGCCCATAGCAGCTGAAGCGTCTTTAAAAATAGCTTCAATCTTTTCATATGCCTTTACCTGGTAGAACTCACCGTTAATAAAACGGTTCATTTGTTTAGCCAAGTTGCGCTGCTTGTAGTCTGAGTTGTCTGTTAAGAATATAGGCTTAGGCCTATTCTGACAAATCTTTGCAACGAGAGTGTCTACGCATGACTGTACCACATTGAACGTCGGCCTGTCAACGGGTAAAGAGTTAGTGATAGCCATTCTATTGAATGATGCACCCGACCACGAGTTAAGAGGCACATTTCCGTACATGCGGGCATATATACTGGCTTGTCTGTATCTGTATTGCTGATTATCTTTGAGGAATGAAACGGTCGAAAGAAGCTGCTCACTGATTTGATTCTTGTCTGCATTCCACCAGGTATAAGCCTCATTCTTTGCATTAGGCTTCTTAGTCTTAATAACAATGGTATCGCGCTTGCTTCGGTCTGAAGTAGTAATCTTAGCCATTTAGCTGACCGCCAGCAGACCAGAACATAGCTTGTTCATCTGTTAGAGCATCAGGTGCTACTATTGTGTCGGGTCCGGCGTTCTTAGCTTTTCGAGTCGGAGCAGAGCCGAGAGTAATCTTTAGGCCATCTACTTCTATAGATTCTACGCCCTTCTTGCGACACAAGTCCAAGAGAGCTGACATATCTTTAATAGTTTCTATCTTCATTTGTATCTTATAGCGTACAAAAGTATACTTATATGTATACTTTATTAGACAGTTTGTATACTTATATGTATACGGTAGGCATACAATCGTATGCTTATCTAGGGTTTAGCTTCTTATTAGGATTGCCCATGTGGCGTCTTCGGATATTACGGATGATATCGTCTAGCTTAGGCATTTCTTGCTCATCAACTTCTTCGTTGTCTAACTCATGGTCTTGAAAGTCCATGTCCATATCTACAGCTTCTTCATTACTGGGCTCATCAGAGCCGAAGTGGTCCATGTGCTCTTCATCGGATAGAAAGTTATCAGCGGTGTTAGAGTACTCGTCACTATCCATACATTGTGAGCAAGAGCAATCCATAGGATGAGCTTCTCCACCCATAGCCTTACCGCCGAACTTACCACGAATCTTATCGTTGTACTCGTCCATAGCTGCATCTACTGTACCAGCTTGAGGGCTATCAACCATGCCGCCTTGAGCCATACGGCGCAATTCTTCATCTTGCATACCACGCATAACTTGTTCGTCTAATTCAGGGTCAACTCGGTTAGCACGCATACGATTAGCAGTGACGGATTCATCTTCGGGCATGTCATACTTATTAGGAGGAACTGAGTCTCCATTAGCCATTTTCTTAGCTCTACGTTTGACTGCATAAGCTATTGCTAGATTTTTACTCACTTTGGCACCTCATTAATGGCATTAAGTAGCTCCACAACTTTGGAGGCATCGCGGGCGTGAAACGCTTCGATTAACTCTTCAGCTAGTTCAAGCTTATCCGGCTTGTCATTTTCTATCTTATGTTCTGGTGTATACTTGGACGCTATAGAAGCGGCCATCTTTTTTGGGTCCATGAAGGAAGGGAGCATAATTAAGTACGATAAGCGCCGTTTTTAGCTTATTTTGGGTAGTTTTATGTGCTTTTTGTTGCTTAAAGCCTTAGAAGCCTTCAAAGTTAGTGCAAAAATGGGCATTTCTATACGCAAAGCTATAGATACACATTTAGCAAACCTTTCTTCATCACTTTCTATAAAGATAACTTCACATTGTCTTAGCTCTAAAGAATCTAAATAAGCTAAACCTTTGGACCTTTTACCTATCATCAAAACCATACGGGTCATCCTTTTGAATAAGCTCTTGCGCTGTAAAAAAGTCTTCAGCTTGTTGCTCCAGTTCCGAAGTAAGGTTATCATAATACTCTTTAGACCCCTGCTTAGGCTTCTCTACAGGAGGTGTATAGCTAAATGCTGGGCTTTCCTTGAATGCATACAAAACCGCATCGATGATGTCGGAGTGGTAAGAGCTACTCACTTTAATCTTATCTGGTGTACTTTTATCGCGGTCAATCTCCACGAGATAAGAATCTTGGGCAAATCTACTTCCAGCTTTAGCTCTGAATCGGCCCGTCCGTAAAGCGTCATTTAGAAATGCGATATTTTCCATCTTACGCTGTTTTTCCGCGGCATGAACTGGTATATGATGGCGTCTGCGCATTTCTTCAGCTAACTTCTTTCCTAAACCGCCTTCATCTATTACCATCTTACTAATGTTATACTTCTTCTGCAAAGCTTGAATCTGCTGCACTAGCTCAGTCAGTCCTTGACCAGCTGTAACAACTTCCTCAACTAAATAAGTAGTAGGCTCGTTCTCAGACCAGCCTATTACAGCTAAAGCATCTGCATCCTTAAAGCCCAAATCGATGCCTAAGATGTATATCAAGTTGCTTGGGAGAGACGTATAATTATTTACTTCTGGCTTATAGCGTAACAGTAAAGAATCAGAATCTAGGACCCACTTGCCATACCACTCCCGTTGAATGCTAGGGTCCAATATACTGACGCCTCGCCGTTTGAGCTCTCGGTCAAGAAGTGCTTGGTGGGTTTGTCCAGACTTTTGTACTATAAACGGGTTATCAAAATATGTCCACGAATGCTTTGACCAGGTGGAATCAGGACTTGCACAACTATGGAAGAATCCAGTAGGTATGGCTCCGGGTGAACCAATGAGGCATAAGGTACCACCATAGTCCATAAGCGCTGGCGCGATGACATCATTGATAAGGGCTTCAAGGTAAGCTCTAAAGCTTTGCCCTTCATCAATATAACATAATTTAATTGCGAGTCCTCTAAACTTTTCAATCTCGGATACGTCTTTGGCACCGGAAAGATAAATAGCAGACCCATTGGGAAAACTAAGGGTAAGCTCGGTCTGATTAACTTGTCCCTGTAATTGATACTTCCTGTTGAGCTCTTTGAGCTCTTTCCAGACGATTTTCTTAGCATTGTTGCGAGAGAGCGTGATATAGACACAGACTACTCCTTTGTTATTTATAGCAGTATCAATAAGATGAGCGGCGCAGGATACGGTTTTACCACTTCTTCGACTGCATACAGCAATCTTAAATGGACTCGGGTCTTGTACAAATGCCAATTGCTTATCAAATAGATAAGCAGATAATATAAACTTGGACGGCTTCTTGCGCCGTTCTAACTCTTGTTGCGCTAGTTTATAGTTCATACAAGTACACCAGACACAAGGCACTGAGAAGAACTACTATAGTTAAATATGCCAACGTCTCTTGCACACTATTCCTTTACATTAAGATTTTGATAAATTTCTATGGTAGGGCTGACAATAGCTTTAGAAGATGACATAGCCGTATTGATGCCCACTACTTTTCTTGTTTTTAAGTCTATCACAGGTCCTCCACTCATGCCGGGATATACATAAGCTTTGCCCGACATTTGAAAGATATCAGGAGACTCAAATGTGAACTTATTGCAGTACAATTTGCCTCCGTAAGCATAGCCGCATGTTAATAAGTCGTGCTTCTCATAAGAATTTATTATTTCATCTGGAGCGGTTTCCACCGCAATGTGATTAAATGCACGGAAGTCACCTTCTATCACTGCCTGGTCACTTCGGGCTTCTAATCCTAAGAGTTTAGCATTTGTAATAATAGTTTCATACCGGTCAAATACTCTTATTGTGACACCTTTGGGAGCCTCTTGAAAACAATGAGCAGCCGAGATTGCTCGAGTATTGGACACTACTGTCGCTGAGCAAAAGAATTGTCCAGATATCATTTTGAGTCTAACCACTGCTCCGCCTTTTGCTTCCATGGTTGTAACGGCTGCTGGCGATAATGCTGTTATAAGCGCTAGTATATATTTCATTTTCCTGCCTTTATGTCTGTTAATAATCCCCAAGATAATGCTTCTTCACTAGAAAAATATCTAGAGTTCTTTGCTAGTGTTTCCCAGATGCCCGAATACATACCGGTCCTATCTGCTAAGAGTTGATTCCAAATTACTTCTTCTTTTCCTGCTTGTTTAATAGCCCGCTTCAAATCCTTTACATTAAGACCTTCGGAAGAAACTGACCCTTCGTGCACCATAAATATACAATCCTTATCTGCACTTCGTTTGTCGCCAGCTGCTAGAATAAGAATAGCTGCGCTCATAACTTTTCCGTAAGCTTCAACATTTACAGACACTGGTGTATTCCTAATTAACGCATAGATAGCCATTGCATCGTATGCTGAGCCACCTTCTGACGACAGTTTTACCGTTATTAGCTTTTGTTTCTCTGCTACTAGCCGGTCTATCTCTTTCGCCATGTTTTCGACCATAGAATCATTTACTTCCCCGATAGCATATATGGTTCTCATTTATCCTCCTGTTCATAAAACTTTCTTTTCTTAAACTTGGTATACTCAGAATGTTGTACTATAGATATAAGTATATATGTAGTTATCGCCAAAGTAAAGAATACCCAAGGAAAATAGTACATTAGTCCAAAAAAGAGACATAGACGAAATAACAAGCTCATCTGTCCTCCGCGCAGTCTCTTTCATATTCTGCAGCAGATACATTATTTTCAAACCACATTTGATACATATCATCCTGGCAATTATCGCAAACGTATTCAGCGAGAGCTTCCTCGAGAGCAAAACGCTCGCCGGGTACCATGGCTTCTACATCTACTTCTCTGCCATTTTCATCTGTTATTTGTTCTAAATTGATTTCGTCAATTTGAATGTCATCTTCATATTTGCCGTATACATGATAATTAAAATCTACGTCATATTTACCGATTTGTGTTCTCATTTGCTGCCTTCTTTTTTGTTAAGCATTGGTATAACTATAAAAAGTACGATACCCATGAAGAATCCCCAAACTTTGAACCAGAGAACTGCTAGTAATATTCCGATTGTGGTTAGTAGTAACATGAATCCTCCCTATACATATAGAATAGCAAAGCTAAGAAGGGAAGTCAAGTTTTACTTACATTCTGCGTAGTTAGCGCCCCAGATTGGGTCAGTTTTTAGCGGAACGTCTAATTTCATTACATTTTCCATGACTTCTTTGATAGTCGCTATAATGTCTAGTTTACTGGGTTCCCAGACGTCAAATATCAGCTCATCATGCACCTGCCCACATGGCAGTATGCCCTGTCGGGCTAAGGCTATTGCTGCTCTATTGACTACGGAAGCTGCCAAGGACTGGATGCAGAAGTTAACTGCATTGTTTATTTGATTCTTGTATATCTTTCTGTCTAGCTTTGCTTGCGCGTAGACCGCTTCCTCGGTGTGGTAAATCTTCCAGAGCGCGAGGTCGTCGTTGATGATGGCTCCGTACTGCGCGAATAGTTCCTTGGCTTTCGTGAGGTGCCTGACCCTGCCACACTGCGACGACACGCGTCCACTATGTCTTGCTGCATCTCTACACTGCTCAGCCCACCTTGAAAGCTCGGGGAAGGCTTCCCAGTAGCTTCGGACAAGGGTGTCAGCAGAGGCTTGAGACAGTCCGGGTAGCTCGAATGCCAGCTTGTATCCGGTGAGTCCGTAGGGTATTCCGAGGGCGTAGACTTTTGCTGCTTGGCGCTTAACTGGGTCAATGAGTCCAAGATACCTTGAATCTGACTTGAGTGACGATGCACCGCTGATTCGCTCCGTTCTAATCGCGATTTCAGAGTAGAAGTCTCGTCCTTCAAGGAAGATATTCTGGAGTGCTGTATCTCCAGATGCGTGGGCGAAGATAGTCGGCTCGAGTTGTTGGTAGTCCGCTGAGATAAGAATTCTGCCCGGCGAAGGAATGATACACTTACGTATCGCAGAAGTATAGCGAGAGACAATATTACTGCCTTTAACCATACGGGGTAGTTGTTGGAAATCACCGCTATACCGACCAGAAACAGTCCTATGTTGCTGATAGCTTGGATAAAAAATTCCATCTTCTTGCTCCTCTAGGAATCTATCGATATAGGTTCCTTTTAGTTTAGTTAGTTTATTAAAAGTAATTAAATCTTGCACCCAGAGGTGCTTATTCTTAATGCTTTCGAGAAATTCCTCATCTACTTGAGGCAGGCCAGTGGGCGTTCTAGATAACGGAGTTTCACCTAATTCGTCAAAAAATAACTTTTTAAGATGATGCTTACTAAGCAAGTTAAGGGCTCCTCCAGGGTAATCTTGCACGCACGCGAGAGATTGCGCTGCTTCCAGGGAAATACCTGTTTTCATTAGCTTTGCAATTCTTCCCGAGGATTTAAGAGGATATTCCTTATTGAGGAACCATGCATTAAAATCTCCTAGCATAGGACTTATTTGGTGCTTAATATCACCTTCTAATCGGGTCAGTTCTTGACCTAATTCAATGCTTAATTGGGTCAGATATGGAACGTTGACGTGGATTCCGCACTCCTCCATCGGAATTGTCACTTCCTTATATAATGGGAGGACCTCTTCTGTATAATAAAAGTCAACGAGTCCTTGTTTCTTAAGCTCTTTAGAGTAATGAGAAAAGAGTCTGAACGTGAGGAGACAGTCTTGAATACAGTAGTGTCCGAGGATGCCAGTATCTGCCTTGTAAAACTCAGTAGCAGTGCCTTTGTTTGCCTTGATAGACGAAAGCATTTCTTCTTTTTCTTTTTTAACATCTGTCCCCCAGAGTTTGGTTGCAATGCCTTTCAAATCCATTGGAAAGTCTTCATCGCATGTATGTTTAAGCAGCATTACATCTGTGTGTAGTGCCCCTAGTAAATCAATTCCATAATAGTTTTTAGTGAAGCGAGTATCAAAAGATGCATTGAACATTAATAGTTTCTTGGCAGTCAGAGCTGTGAGCACCATGAGAACCAATTCTTTACTTACTCCGTACGGTACAAGCGTTTTTAGCTTTGAATTATATTGTTGCACAGGTACATAAAATCCGGAGACGGCATTACTGATGCCAAAACCTATGATAATATTCTTTCGAGCATTCAAGCCATCGGTCTCGATATCGTATGCTAGTATATCATTCGAGTGAATGAATTCAAGTAAACTTGCTATACCTTCTGGTGTTGTAATAATCATACTACCTCCAAAAAAAAAAGAACTAGCCGGACGCGACTCCGGCCATGGCGCGGGCTAGTGCATGCTAGCCTTGCCTAGATTGTATTCCGTTTGCTGCGGTCATATCCTGCGCGTCTCCAGAGGTAGCAGCTGATTGGGCATCCACCCGAATCCTGTTCATCCCCAGCTTTCGCGCCTTAGTCCAACAAATCTACTTTAATTGCTTAATAATATCTGCCAATGCAGCTGCAGCGGAGGCAGAGTCCGAATAGTCGATAACTCTAGAAGCAGTGGTGTCACCTACCATGAGTATATACAACTCAGAACCAGATTGCTGAATGCGTTTAATTTGCTCAGCTGAAATAACGTCATTTGGTGAAATATGTAAAAATTTCATACTTCCTCCCCTGCTACTGTGAAATCATGGCTCATAGTACCTGAACGTGTTCCCTTTTCAATTTTGCTTTTACCATTGTAAGTCAATTGAACTGCAGAACCTTCTTCGATACCTTCACTACTCAAACGATATGCCAAGTTGCCTACTTTAGGAACCACATAAGTTTTAGTGCCGTCAAGGGACTTAATGAGAAATTCATTTCGTGCGCCGTAGATTGTATCAGTTGTGCGTTGCCCGGAAAGGTAACCTTCAATGACAGAACCTGCTTGCAACCATAGTTGGTTATTAGCCAACTCTTTGCCTTCTGCTGGCGGATTCAATTTTACATATACCTCATTTTCACCACGTGCTGTGGGCTTTTTGAACTTTACTGCTTGCGTTTGATTGGACATATTACTCTCCTGGCTTTCGCCGTTTGGGAACTCCTTAATTAGAGTTGCCGTTAATTTAATTGTACCTTTGTCTGTTCTAATTTGTCAATAACTAATTGCATAGCCTGCGCTGCAAATGCAAACTGATTAAAGCATTCGATAGTACGGATGCTTACTTTTCCGTCTCGTTTTGCATCTTCCCGAATGCTCTCGGCCATATTTGTCGCGGAGTTTACGTAAGCTGAAAGAAGAACTAGATTGTCTGTCATTTTTTATACCTATTGTCTGTTCCTAATTTTCTCTCGTAGTACTCAATAAGCATCATTATTCCTGCGCCTGCATGATATAAATGATTTAATTTACTATCAGATGCCAAATCCTCCCCATCGGTAAATGCAGTCACATGACGGTCTACAGCACTAAGTAATTTCGTCCAATCCATACCCTTAAGATAATTATAACGACCGTACTTACGCTCGCCATCCATAAAAGCTCTGGCTATGCCGATTTTAGCAGAAGCGGGTAGCATTGACATATCCGGCTTCTCATCGTCATATTTTAGCGCAACATCTGGCTTCCAGTGCGGCTCACCTATTACGGGCTTGGGAGGTATAACTGGCATAGGCCCAGACATAATCTCATCTAGAGTCTTCTTGCACCCAGAACAGCGCCCACCTACTGGAATTTTGTGTCCATTACTTACGCAGCTCATATTTCCTCAATCTCGTTAGATTGTTCAACTCTTGGTTGGCTCTTGCTCCACACTCCACTCTTACTATACTCAAAGAATCTGTGAATAGCAAGTTGCAATTTATCATACCCAAGCTTCATGGTCTTTTCTGAGACTTTATAAACTTGGCAGTCTATATCAGACTTGCTTAGGACTACCCAGTAGAAGTCAAAGGGCTTACCATGAACCTGCTCAGCTACTTTAGCATATAACGCCGCGCTTAGGTCGTATCCATATTCCTGTCCAGTATTTTTGAAAATGTCTTTAGATGATGGCATCGACGTTGACTTCAAGTCAACTATATAGCTTTCCTTAACATTAATATAATCGCAACGTATTTTTAATGGTAATGTTTGAATAATTCCTGTGATAGAGCATTCGGCCTCACCTCCCGATAAAAGTCTTGTAGCTATAGGACAGCGTTCATATGCTTTTAAAAGAGAGCTGCCCCTGTCTGCTTGAGGTTGTGATATTAATTTCTTGTCTGGATTTGCCTCTTTAAATAGTTCCCAAAGTTTACCGGCTTTGCGTAATCCAGGGAATGTTGCATATTCGTCCTTGACTTTATGAGGTTCTAATATAAGAGAGTGTATAAATGTTCCGTCTTCAAAAGCTGGACGTTCACCTTTATCTTCCTTTAAATTAAGAAACCATTGGCGATAAAAATCTTCGGGAGACTTTAGTAACAGTTTTAACATAGAACTGCTTAGATGGGTTCTGTTGGCATGATATTGGTCGTTCGTTAACTCTTTCACATATGCTCCTTTAGATAATTATCAGCTTTGGTCACAAAGTCTCGGTCTTCTATCACTGCCAACTTGAGATTACATCTAATACATAATAGCCCCCGTACGATTCCAGTCTTATGATTATGGTCCACGGATAATCTTGAGCGTTCCTTACACTTTTTGTGACAAAGTGCGCAGTTGTATTTCTGTTTTTCTAGAATACTTTTATATTGTTCCGCGGTAATGTTATAAGTATATCTTAACATTGTATCTAAATACTTACCAGTTTTCTTATAATATTTTCTGTACTTTATTAGTTTTTCTTGATTTAATTTATTATATTCTTTACAGCATTTTATACATTTATACTGATTACTCCAGAATACTTTTAAATCTTTATACTTTTTACATGTATAACAACGTTGTTTCATAGTTTTATTTCCTTATAAATATCTCTAAGAAGTTCTCTTTTAACTCGCAATCCTGCAGTGGTCCAACTCCTATTCTCTACGTACGTGGGTTTAATATCAAGCTCTTTCATTCTTTTAACGAGGGTATCTACGTCAAATAGAAATAATATCATATCATGGATATATAAATAGGCAAATACTTTACAACCATCTTCTTGGGCTCGAAAAACTCCTCCCGGCTTCTTGCGATTAAAATCAGACCAGACTTCTAGAAAAAAGTTAGGAGTAAAGTCCATTCTGTAGCTATCAGTCTTCAACTCCATCT